GGCGTAGGCGGCGGCGTCGGCGTCGGCGTCGGCGGCGGCGTAGGCGTAGGCGGCGGCGTCGGCGTCGGCGGCGGCGGCGTAGGCGGCGGCGGCGGCGTAGGCGGCGGCGTAGGCGTAGGCGGCGGCGGCGGCGTCGGCGTCGGCGTCGGCGGCGGCGTAGGCGTAGGCGGCGGCGTCGGCGTCGGCGGCGGCGGCGTCGGCGTCGGCGTCTCGTAAATCTTTTTCCGATGCCCCCGCCTTCAATTTACTCAATACGTTATCAATGGCCGCGAGTTGTTTTGGGTATTTTTTGTGGTCAAACCGAGTTTTAGCCTTTTCGACAATAATTATCAAAAATGGGATGAGAAGGGGTTGCAAGTCTGCCCCCACCGGAATGGCCTCAAGAAATCGAATGGGCCACGTCATCGAGGTACCGTTTGTCATTCCTTCAAAAAGCCTATCCTCAACTCGCGCAAGCCATTGCGGAATCCCCAATTCCGTTTCATAGGCTGCGTGATTTCCGGAATGAACAGTGCAGCCAACGGCGCAACCCTTCCCATCTTCCCAATATTTGCCATGGATGATTTCATCGGCCGCAGCATGGGCCCGCACCCTCGCCAGATATTTTTCCTTGATAGCCGGATCATTGTGGAACGCTTGCATTGGCATTTGCCTTTCTGGTTATCACCACCGTCTTATTATCATGGCTATTTCGAATAGGAATGACCTGAAGTTCCTTATTCTGTTCAAGCCAGGTATAGGCGATATCGTGGGCTGACATTTTGTATTTCTTTTCAAGATTTTCAATTACATCCGTATAGCATGCCACCTGAAGGGTAATGATCCGAGTGCTCTTCGCTTGGGTGATGGCTTCCTTGATTGGCCTATCTTTCGCAAGCAGAGCTCCCACTACCCGCATTTGAGAGGCCCCCGCCTTATCGGTTGCTGCATACTCGAAAAGTTTGTCTGTTTGCTCTTGCGTGAGGTGATATTTTTGTTTGATTTTCAGTGCATTGAAGGCCGTGGTTGGTGTAATGGTGCCTGGCTTCTTACTGGTCCCGCGGGTTCCCCCGATGATTTTTTTCTGCACATTTTTTGGAATCTTGTAAAAGGCCTCAAGGGTTCCTTGCACAAATTTTTTGTTGCATCCAACGCGAGCCGCAATCTCACCGGCGGTAAGCCCTCTCTTTATTAGCCCCGCGAAGATCCGTCCTTGCTCCGGGAATGAGACATTTGCCCGCTGCACATTCTCAATGGAGTTTTTAATTAGGGCATCTTCGTCGTTCTTTGCGGTGACCAGAACGCAATCAATGACTTTCCAGCCCAGTTTCGTAGCAGCGGAAAAGCGGCGGAACCCGAAGATAAGCTTATATTTCCCAGCCTTGGGAAGAGGCATCACGCCAATGGGCTGAAGCAACCCCGTCTGCTTCATTGACACCATCAGTTCTTCCATTTCGCGGGGCTCGTAAATCTGCCGGGAGTTCTCCGCCGCCACAATATCGGAAACCGGGACTTCGACTATCTTTCTATTGGCCATGTATTCAACCTCTCAGTGAGAGTATTGAATAAGCGCATTATGCGGGTTCGTCAATGGAACAGGAAAAGAAAGTAAGCTTTGGGCTCTTGGCTCCCATTTGCTCAAGCTTCCGATAGAGCTCATCGAGTTGGCGCCGTGTCTTTTTACTCATCACGTACTTGCGATCTGTCCCCCAGCCCTTCAAAGTTTCTTGTTCTTCGAGCTGCATAGCCTCTCTCTCGAGTTCTTCAAAGGTAGGGCTAGGCTTCCCCTCTTTTACACGCCGCTCAACTGATTCTTCATAGTCTGGGTTCCACATTAAACACCCCCTTCCCTCTTGATAGACGGGGGGCCTATCCACCCCCCTGGGTTTCTGTAATCTCTCTCTAACGCGAAGCCGGAGCAAGGATGCTTATCCGTCTCTGAGGTGGATCCCTCGGCTTTGCAGCCACTCCGTTTCCTTCGCTATGTCATCAGGCGTTGGGTTCCTTCCTAGCTGCCATTGCCCCCGTAAGACTAATGACCGAGGGGCATACCCCCTCTATCCATTAGGAAGCCTGATTATCCCCCAACCCTTACCCCACGAGTTTCCCCATGGGCACTCACTAACCCTGGGTTATGCAGTTATCGGGTTAAGCCCTGCGCCATTATTTGAGTTGATTTCGATCTGAAAAAAGGTAGGATCGATTCAACTATTCCGGCAGAAAATAGTTTACGGGAACCCGGGGCGGCGTCAAGCTTCCTCGGGTTTCTTATTTTGAGTTTAAATTGCGCGAACAATCCCAAATGCAGACGCAAATCCAAAAGAGTGGGAAAAGCTTCATAAACTTCGAAAAGAGTTTGCACTCCCAATCATCCTTGACCAGCAACCATAAGCAGGTTGAGTAAACAAACATTTCTTCCGGCCTTGTCATTTCAACCCCATCAATCTTTTGAACGCTTCCCGCGCTTGGAGAGGTACCACGGCATTGCCCTGGAAATCGCGGAATCCTCAACCAGTCCTCAACCATTTTTCTTCAACCTCTCGATTTCGGCTTGCAATCTATCGGCCCGCTTGGCTGCGGAATACCAATCGTCATGAAACTTGTTGCGCTGATTAGTCGCTTGGATAACTTCCGCTTCCAGCTCGCGGATGATGCGGCAAAGACGCGCCACACAATCCGCAATGGATGGCTTAGACCACTTCATGCCAACCATTTCCTCCACAAACTTCTTATCGTCGTCGGTCATTCCGCTTGCCCCCTCCGCCGTTCCCGCTTCTCCCTCTCTCGTTGGCGATAGGCCTCAAGCCTTTTCAGAAAGCGGGTATAGCTACCCTTTCTGGCATTCTCGCTTCGTTGTTCGGTAGTGAGAGAGGCTTTTCGTTTATCGGCCATTCTTTTCCTTTGACGTTCTCAGCGAGACTATCTAACTTTACCCGAATGGCAAATGAAATTCAAAAGGCCAGCGTGCTCGATAGGGTGTTGATTCAGGGGGACTTGTCCACCTTGAACGAAGAGCAACGCATATCGTACTACTTCTCTGTTTGCCGAAGCATCGGGCTCAACCCATTGACCAAGCCCTTCGAATACATGAAATTGAACAACAAGATTGTTCTCTATCCTACGCGGGCGGGTACCGACCAGTTGCGCTATGTGCATGGGATTTCACTCGAGGTGGTTGAACGGAAGTTTGTCAATGACCTGGCCCTATGCACCGTGCGGGCGACACTCGGGGCCCGTAGTGACGAAGCCATGGGCGCCGTGAGCGTCAAGGGCTTGGTTGGTGACAACCTCGCCAATGCGATTATGAAGGCGGAAACGAAGGCCAAGCGCCGCGCCACCCTTTCCATTTGCGGCCTGGTTGCGATAGATGATTTGCAGAGGATTTCAATGGCTCATGAGCCGGCCCCAGATATTCGAATAGAGGTCTCGGAGCCACAAGATTTGGCAGGTGAGCAAGCCGCCCAAGCGGTAGATCGCCTGATTGAACAAGAAAAGCAAAAGGGGGCAAATAGAGTTTAGCTTTTATCGGAATGGTGAAGATAAGAGATACTTCTATTGGATTCTTGTATCGTGAGTTCGAATCTCACTAGGCCGAAAGGCCTATAGCCAAGTGGTAAGGCAAAGAAAGAAAAGCCTCTTGTCGCTAATTCCTTCCGATGTTTTTCCGATGGTGAAGAGAAGAGTTACTTCTCTATGGCATTAGAGGGAGTGTCGGTTCGAATCCGGCCGAAGCCTTCGGGTTTCGTAAGTCAATGGTAGACGCCTACGTACTCTTTTCGCTTGTTCCTCGGAATCAGTTTTGCGGTGGTGAAGGCATGGGTTACTTCTGTGAAAAGTAAAACCCATTCCGTTTGTTCCCCGCAATCTCTTGGCGTGGTGATAGAAAATAGATACTTCTTTGGTTAGAACTCGGGCCTAGCCCGATGAGCCGTTCAAATCGGCAATGCTATTTTCGCTTGTTCCCGCCAATTTTTGAAAGGAAGGCAATGAAGAGCAATCAAAAGGCTGTATCGACGAATAAGACGCACGAAGGGGCCCCGGCTCGAAGCATCAATGCGGAGCAAGAGCTCCGGCGTTCGGTAATGAGCTGCCTGCTTTGGGAAAAAGAGTTCTATGAGGACGGAGAAGAGATTACCGCCCGCATCGCCCGCCTGATTCCCCAGGTTGCCGCCGAAAAGGTGTACCTGATGGCAATCGAAGCCAGGCAGGAAATGAAGCTGCGGCATATCCCCCTATTTCTGGCCCGCGAAATGGCGAGGCATCCGGACCATAAGCGCTTTGTCGGGCAGCTTCTCCCCCAGATTGTGGAACGTGCGGATGAGCTCACCGAAATGCTGGCCCTTTACTGGAAGGAAGGCCGAAAGCCCATCGCGAACCAAGTCAAAAAGGGACTGGCTCGAGCCTTCACCAAGTTCGATGAATATCGGCTAGCCAAGTACAACCGCGATTCGGCCATCAAGCTTCGTGACGTTCTCTTTATGGTGCGGCCGAAACCGAAGGATGAGGCGCAAGACGCCCTTTGGAAGCGCCTCATTGCCGATGAACTGAAAACCCCAGACACCTGGGAGGTGCAGCTATCCGCCGGCAAGGATAAAAAGGTAACGTGGGAAAGGCTTATCAGAGAGAACAAACTTGGGGGCCTAGCCCTCTTGCGGAACCTGCGCAATATGCAACAAGTGGGCGTCTCCGATGCCCTCATCGGTCAAGCTATCTTGACCATGAAAACGGATAGGATTCTCCCCTTCCGATTCATCGCCGCCGCCCGCTACGCTCCGCAGTTTGAGCCGCTACTAGAAAAGGCGCTTTTTCGTTGTATCCAAGGCATGCCGAAGCTTTCGGGAAAGACAGTGTGTCTTATCGACGTGTCGGGTTCAATGGACGATAAGCTATCGTCGAAATCCGATATGATGCGCCTCGATGCAGCCTGCGGGCTGGCTATGGTCTTGCGAGAGATTTGCGCTGACGCGGATCTCAAGGTTTTGACGTTCTCAGAAACCATAGCCGTAGTCCCCCCGCGAAGGGGCTTTGCGCTTCGTGATGCGATTGTGAATAGCCAACCGCATGGGGGCACCTATCTTGGAAAAGCTTTGAAGGCCTTGAGCGGTTATGATCGCATCATCGTCATTACCGATGAGCAATCGCATGATTCAGTGCCGGGACCAAGGGGTAAGGGCTATATGATCAACGTGGCCTCCGCGAAAAACGGCGTGGGCTATGGCCCCTGGGTTCACATTGACGGTTTCAGTGAAGCTATCGTGAAGTACATTCAAACAATGGAAGGGTAAATGATTTTGCTGGCTTCAGTCGGGTAACTGACTGCGGTGTTTTCCACGCTCGGCCTATCGTTTGGCAGCCAGCATCACCTCACGCCATTATGCTCTATGCTAAAATGGTCGCAATCAGGGGGATCGAAATCGATACCGGCGGTACAAAGATAGTCCTCAGTGGAGAAACCCTTCCAGATTTCGGCTATGGGTTTGTAGTCCTCGGGCAAAGTACGAAAGATCCCATCCTTAAAAAGGTTCAAGTCCGCGGCCAGCCGAAGGCAGTGAAGGCTGTTCTTTATCCCCTTACCCTCTTTCGCGTACTCTTCCGCCATTTCCTGTGGTCGCCAGAATTCACCGACGGTGATGGCGTAACCGAGCGCAGTAACCTTATCGATGAGCTGCGCTATGAGACGGGCGAAAAGTTGTTGTTTGTCGAGAAGTGTTAGCTTTTTTTTGGCGGAACAAACGCCGCAAGATGCGCGTGGAGGGCCTGCGCCGTATTGACTAGTGCCGTTTCCGCCGTGGTTCCGTTCGAGCTCGCGGTGGTGGCCGCCGTAGTCAAGTGCCCCAAAATCAGCTGCGCGATTTGAACCAAGAGACTGAGAATAGCCAGGATATTCATGAATCCCCCTATGAATGGAGGTGGGTTACAAGCCCCATTGCCTGTAACCCATCCATAAGCAACGAAGAACGACTGATCACTTCTGAAAGTATTAAGAACCCCGAATTGCCGTCAACAAAGAACCCAAGAAATTGGCGACCGTATTGACTTCCGCCGCATTAAAGCCCACCTCCGCTTCTGCCGCGGGGAGTAAGGGAATAATCCCCGGCAAGTCAGTAAGCGCAGCGCTTCCAATCTCGATGGCCTCTTGTAAGGGATTCCCGCTCTTTAGCGCAGCCATCGTATCCGCCGTGAACTTCACAAATCCCTGCAAAACTTTGTATTGGTTCTCATCTACCGGAACCTGAATTTGGGTGACCGACATTTTTTCCCCTTTGCTATAATTAAGTGGGTTGCACTTTCAGTGTAGCGGGCGATGGGCAAGAATTCTAGCATGAAAACCTGGCAGTGGCTCTTATCCACTGCCCTGGCGGGTTTCACGATGGCGGGGGGCCTTGTCACGTATTTTGAAACCCACGTTTACGCACACAGTGATGGGGAGAAGTTAGAGGAACGAGTGACCGAACTCGAAAAGAAAGAACGGGAAGATCTGAAGGATATGCATGACAAGGTGCTCGCTATCTACCAGATGCTTTCCGAACGCCGCGGCGGGGATGCGGGGAACGGGGAATAGGCCGATTGACGGGTTTTTCTCAATGCGATAACAAAGGTAGAATGCAGTTCGCACATAAACTGAAGCTATTTAGAAAGGCCATTGGGAAGAATCAGATAGAGGCCGCAAGTCTCATTGGGGTTCCTGGCAATACTTGGAATCAGTGGGAGAATGGGAAGAGGCGGCCCAACCAGTATGCTCAAAGGCATATCGAGGAACAACTAAAGACCATTCATGCTCGCCTGGCTAAAGTCTCTTGATTGGCCGCTGATTACTCGGCGCTTCATCTTCTTTTCAATCATCATCATTCTGGTCTTTGACGCCTTTGCTTTGGCTTTCGGAGGCCCGAACGGGACCATTTCCCTTCAAGGTTGGTTTGCCAGCACGCAAAGCTTTCGGGAAAACTCGATTGGGCTTTGCATTGGCTATCTCATCGGCCATATCTTCGGCCGTATAGACAAAGGGGCCCAGGGTAATTCTTTCAAAACCCCTGAGCCCCGTTGATAGTCGTGTCTCAAAACACTCCACGCCCAAACAATTTGAATCGTGAGTGACACCGAAGCCTTCCGCTCCGGGGGCGACAGCACGCCAAAGGCGCGCCGTGCATCGCACCATGCGAGTGGCCAGCTCAATTTTATCACGTCGATAAATTACTTGAAGAGCACAATATTGCCCCTTATCCTCAAGCCTTATGACAGAACAAGAGATTCTCAATGAACACGGCCAGAAAGCGCATGATGTTGGGGTTTCGCTATACCGCTTCGTCTTGCCGATTCTCGAAATGTCCGAAAACCTCATGCGCATGATGTATCTCAACCGAGAAATGGCGGAACTGCGCAGAAAGAAAGCCCTCGAAGAGGCAGAGGAAAAGAAAAAGCTTCAAGTTGCCAAGTGAGTTGGTACAAGCGAAAGCACGATCTGGGGCTTTGCAACCCGGATGAATGTTTCTATTGCAAAAAGGACGATACCGAGCGTAAGGCCGGATGGGATGGCCTCTGCCACGGTTGCCAGAAAAAAATCATGCAACAATACGTGGCACAGATTGGGCCCTATTGGATTTGCGATTTCTGTATCCGAGAACACTTTCCCAATAAGCAGTATTCAGTAAACCAAGCCGCCGAAATCTTGGAAAAGGTGCGCGGCTTCAGATAGGGGGTTGGATGGGTTGGAAGATTCGGTTTTGGGGGGAAGAGCCAAAGAAGTCTAGGGATCCGCTTCCTATCCCCACACACAATACGGCTGATACGCCGGTTGAAGAGATTCAGCGTCAGCTCCACGAACGCCGCCCACTTCCTACCGGCCGCCAAGAGTTCGAGGAATGGTCTGACCGCATCATTGCAGGGGCTATGCTGACCGCAACGCCGCGGAGCCAAAAATTCGCGTTGGCAGACATGCTTTTGCACCTGGGCCCTACAGAATCCTACAAAGAGGACGCCTTTTTCATTCATGCCCTTCGCAAGAGTGCCGTGAACCAAGTGGCAGATGCCATGCGGAAAGAAATCCGGGATGCGGCCAAAGCAGAGTATGAAAAAGAAGAGCAAGCGAATAAACTAAAGGTAGTGGATTTCAAGCCATCGCCTGATGAAACCAAAGTATTGGCAGACCAGCCAGTTCAAAGCACTTGAAAAAGAATGGTATGAACGGCTCGAGCAATCCGGCTTTGAAGATGCGGAAGAAAGGGTAAATGGAAGGTTTGTTCTCAAGCAGTGGGCCGCGAATAGCTATCGTGGCGCTTGCCCCTTGCTTCGGGAAAACAAGATTGCTTACTTCGAGCTCATTGCCGATGGCTTCCATAGGGAGGTTCACTGGCGGGATTGGATCGAAGTCTACGTAATGGAGCAACGCGCATTGGGCGCTACCATCAAGAGTATCTGTGAAACACTCGCAATCCACAATGAGCGCTGTCACCGAGAAACCATCCGCCTTATCATCCACAAATATGAACGACGCTGGGGCATCAGAAAAACAGGCTAGTTACGTAGTTAAGAACTGGTATGGGGATGGGGTTGAGGGGGAGTTGCGCAACCTGGTTTACTCGAAGTGGAAGCGCAGCTACCGCGTGGGCAATGACTACATCAAGCTTGCCAATCAGGAATCTTTTTTCAGGGCCTACGACCAATACATATCGCAGATATTGAACCGGATAAATACCATAGTGCGATTTGCCGTTCTCTCGGATGCGCCTGACGTGGTGCTTGGGTTTGCGGTTGTTGAACGATTGAATGGCGCGCCACGGCCCAATTGCCTGCACTATGTCCACGTTCATAAATACCAAAGGCATCAGGGGATTGCGAGAAAGCTGATTGGCGAGCCGAAAGACATTTACTGTTTCACTCACTTAACCCGAATCGGACTGCAATTGTGGTCGAAGATTCCGGATGCTATTTTTGATCCGTTTGCATGAAAGGAAACTCATGAAAGAAAATTGGATTTACGCCGAGCTGCACACCGGCCTTTTCTTAGGCAGTGACAAGGGCGGAAAGAACTGCGGTACCAAACTCAAGGTAAGGGAAATGACAGGCCTCTCATTGACCTATGATACGGAAGTCAGGGAGCTCACCGTGAAGCTTCCCGGGTTCTATACCGCTAAGATTCCCCGCGAGAATATCGCCTTTTGGTGGCCCGATTTGAAAGCGGGGACGCCTGCACAAAAGGCGCAGGCCGATAAAACCCATGAGGTGACATTACCCTCACCTCCCGCCGCCGCTCCCCAAGCCAATGAGAAACGTGGTCCCGGGAGGCCGCCAGCCAAGGTTAAGGTAGAGGCGCAGGTTGGCGGGCCCCAGCATCGTGTTTTCCAGGGTCCTGGCCATGGTGATACTGGCGTTTCTTTGAATCTTCCGAAATGAACGAACGGCCCCAAAGACCAAAAAGGCTGACTGTCGCTGAGGTGAATGCCCTTTCGCCTGCGGAACGGGAGGCCTACATCTTCTCTATCCAAACGCCGGAAACCCAACGGCGAATGAAGATGACGGATGATGAGCTCAAGGCCTATTGGGCGTCAGAAATTCCGAAATCGGCTCAGGTTCGCGACAAAGATGGTAACATTGACGTTGGTACCCGCATCTTCAAGCCGGGTGAGCTCGAATTCTATACCGAACTTCAGCGCAACAAGGGAAAGTACATTTCGCAAATGCGCACATTACAGGCGCCACACCTCGAGGACACAAAGCCCTCGCTTTCCCAAAAGGTGCGTGCCAGGGCCATTCGAGCATTCAATTATGTGAGGCAAGGCTTCAAGGATTTGATGAAAAGCTGGGGGCTTGCTTCTGAAAAAGAATATGAGCAAGTCAAGAATGAGAAGTGAGGACGAATGTTTAAGTGCGGATGCTGCGGAAAAACCACAAGACCAAGAGAAAAACAGCATCGATTCATCTTTGAGCGAAGAGAAAAAGAATACCAAAACCTTATCAAGAACCGAGAAACCAAGAGCTATGAGACTAAGGTTACCAAGGGATGGGAAATCGCAAGAGAATGCGCCTTGTGCTTCGATTGCTCCCAAAAATAGAACTGAACTCTCATTCTTGATGGATCTGTTTCTTTGCGATGATCTCCCGCGAAACCTGAAATTGATGGTTTCCGATAGAATTCGTGAAGTGGAAGCAAACCTCTTGCAAGCGCCACCAATGCCCCAGATTCCACGTGGAACAAACTGGGGAACAATCCCAATACCCGCGCCTCCGCTTCCTCCGTTACCCGAGCCTGCAAGCCCCGTTGTGGCGCAGCAATCGCCCTCGATGCAACGGCTCATGGCAAAGCATCCGGATTTGGTGCCACAAGTGCAGGTGCCCGCACCGGTAACTCCCGCTGCCGCCGCGGCCCTACAGCAACGGGCCTCGATTATTAGTCGCGGGATAACGACTGATAAACCGGAACCCGGAAGAACCAGTCCCCGTAAGTTCTAACGCTTTGTGATAAAATAAATTCCATATATGAACAGAAAAGGCGGACCAGGAAGGCCGAAAGGCTGCAAGAATAAAAGAAATCTTGAGGTGGAAGCGATTGCCGCTCGCTTTGCTATCAACCCTTTTGAAGTCCTCATGATGATTGCGGCCGGCGATTGGAAGGGATTGGGGTTCAAAACCAAAACCACGAAAGTCTTTACGGCTTCTGGGGCCATGAACGAAGTAGAAAATGTGCCTCTCAATGAACGCAACCAAGCGGCGAAAGAAGCTTCCAAATACCTCTACTCGCAGAAAAACAAAGTAGAACTCACCACCGGCCAAGAGGGCTTCAAAATCATCGTCGAGGATTATTCTGAAAAATGAGAAAAATATTTTTTGAAAACGATCGAAATCGCCTTACCGCAGAAGATGGGATTGCGTCTGGAACCACAATCTATCGTCTTTATCGTTCCAAACTTGATCCTTTTTATACTAAACATTGGGAAGAGATTGGAACGGTAGACCAACAAGTAAAAGGCGAATGGTATAACCAGCAAATTGCCATGCTATTAGATTTACTTCTTACAGCACTGAAAAAGTGATTGAGCTCAAAATCCGCCTTCAGCCGAAGCAAAAGCTACTGAAGCGCGCGGTTGAGCAATTCCCAATCGTTTTCTACGGCGGAGCTAAGGGGGGTGGCAAATCCAAGGGCCTTCAGCTCATCATGCTACTTCGGTGCTTCGCTTATCCCGGAAGCCATGGCGCCATCTTCCGCCGCACTTATCCCGAACTCGAGGGTAATCACATTCGGCCGCTCTTCGTGGCATTCCCCCAGCTCAAACGCTACTACAATCAGGCCAAGAAACTTCTCACCCTCCCCAATGGCTCTACACTTGAATTCTGCCACTGCAAGAACGAATCTGACGTAGATTTATACCAAGGAAGGGAATTTCATGACCTTGGAATCGACGAAGCCGGACAATGGCTCGAAGCAATGTTTCGACGATTACTCGGATCAAATCGTTCTTCCCGATCGGATATTCCCGCAAGATGCATTCTTACCGGAAACCCGGGCGGTTTGGGCCATGGCTGGCTCAAACGTCTCTTTATTGAACGGCGTTTCAATAGCCTTGAGCGTCCTCAAGACTATTACTTCATTCAAGCCCTAGTAGACGATAACGCCGCTCTAATGGAGAATGATCCGGCCTATGTGTACCGGCTCAATAGTGAACCGAATGAAGCGCTTCGCAGAGCATATCGCTATGGCGATTGGGACATTTTCGCGGGCCAGTTCTTTCAAGAAATCTCGAAAGACGTCCATTTCATCGAGCCCTTTACCATTCCACGCCATTGGAATCGATTCGGTGCTTATGACTACGGCTTCAATCATCCCGCTGCCTTCGGGTGGTTCGCAAACGATGAGGACGGGAACACCTATCTTTATCGGGAGCTCGTACAGGCAGGCCTGCGGGTTGATCAATTTGCTCGAGAATTGAATTTATTTGAAGACACAGCGACGCTATATCCAATAGTATCCGGGCATGATTGCTGGACACAGAAGAGCACTTTGCGCGATGACGCCCAACCTCCGACGGTTGCCGAACAGTTTTTAACTCACGGCATTTCTTTAAAACGCGCCGTAATTGACCGCGTACAGGGCGCAGCCCAACTACGAGATTATTTAGCTTGGCGGGAACGTCCTGGGAATAAGCCACGGTTTTACATCTTTAACACGTGCCCAATCACTTTCGACACCATTTCCCGAATGATTCATGATCCGGACCATGTGGAAGATGTTTTGAAAGTGGACGCCACCGAAGGGGATCCGTTCTCCGGCGATGACGCCTACGATATGTGCCGCTATGGGCTTATGAGCCGGCCGGCTATCACCGACAAATTGACCAAGAAAATTCCAATTGACTCACCCGAATGGTACAAACAACAATCGGAAGGGATTTGGGAGCGCGAGCGCGAACGGCTCGAGCGGGAGGCTGGCCTCGATGAGGGCGACTGGCCCCGCGAATTACCTTGGGATGATGCACTGTAGCTCAGTTGGCAGAGCGCCTGTCTGTTAAACAGGTGGTCGGTGGTTCGATTCCACCCGGTGCAGCCATTTTGTCATTTTTCCGCCATTCCCGACACGTTTTGAAAGCAAAAGAGGGGAAAAATGGCGAATTATCTACTTCTGAATCAGCCGCAAGTTTTCGTGGGGTTGGGCACCCTCACCTTTACGGTTCCAACCACTGGGAACTACAACGTGCAGGTCAGTGTCACGGTGCCGCAAGCCTTGGCCACCGGTGATGGCGCAGGCTCAGGCCAAGGGCTTGGCTCGGGGGCCGGCGGCGGGGATCCGGTTGGTTTTGCGGATGGTGGCGGAGGTACCGGCGTTGGCGGAGTGGGCCAGGGATTCGGCGCAGTGCCGAATAACTACCAGCAACCCCCCGCCTACGGGAGCAACGCCACAACGGGGCCCGCGGTGAGTTCGGGCCTTTCGATCGTGGTCAATGACAATGGCTCCCCCATCTTTACCGCAGGCAGTTTCACCGCAACGCAATCAGCGCAGCAATTCAAATATAGCTTTCAGGCCACCGCAGGTCACTCAATCACCGTCGTTCTCTCGAGTTCTACCGCATCGGATAAGACTTTGAATGGTTTAGTTTCCACAACCACAATTGGGCAGGGCTTCTAAAAATGGCAAATTATAACGGCGCCGTATCTTTGAATGGACTTCAAACCACAACGGTTTTTGTGGCTCCCGCAGCGGACACTTACTTTGTGCAGTGCTACTTGAGCCTTCCGCAGCTCGCTACTGCGGGCGGCGCCTCGGCGGTGATCGCACTTCTCAAACAGAACGGTTCGACGATTCAAACCGGAATCGCGGGAGCCAGTGGCATTGCTAACAACCAAATCGTGTGTGCTGTGGGCGATACCGTTGCCATCACACTCAGCTCCGCTGCGGCACCCGACCAGGTGAATAACGCAGTCACCGGCCAAGCTTATTGGGGGAATACGTTCTAATGGATTTCTGTGATTTTCCCCTGAGTGTGGTCGTCAGTCGAGACAGTTGGCAAGCAATTTATAATATGGGCTATTCACGCCTTATAAAAAATGCCGGTTTCAAGGCTCCTGGCATTTGCCTAAATGCGATTGATCTTTTGCGTATGTTTCAAACAAATGCCTTCGAATTTCAAATCAAAGGAAACGATGGCTCACTAAAGATTGATGAATTGCATCCGGCTCAAGAGCTAATGGTTTTTTGTAAATAGGGAGAATCAATGCCGCTATTCAAAGGTAAGTCTCGGAAGGCTTTCAGTCACAACGTTGCAACCGAAATGGAGCATGGCAAACCGCAGGCCCAAGCCCTCGCGATCGCCTATCGAATGAAACGTCAGAAAAGAGCCCATGGCGGTGAAGCGATGGGGACTGGTTCGGGGTTTGGTGGGAGGTATGCGGAGGGAGGGAATGTTTTTAGTGGTAAGCAACGGGTGGATTTTGAAACCGGGATAAATAGGCCACTACCAACCAAAGAAACCGCTGGCACTGCAAAGGCTTATTCACAATCCGAACAGGGGCATGCGCTTCGCGTGGCTCAAAATCCCAAAAGTATTGGCAGTAAAGCCTCTTCGCGCGAGTGGAAAAATTTAGCGAAGGCCGGCCATCGGCGAACCCTTTCTGAGTTGCATTCAATGTCGGGCCCCACAAGCGGCAAATCTGGTTTCGCCCATGGCGGCATGCTCACCGATTCCGGCTATCAATCCGAATGCGACGAGCACTGCAATGATCCGTGCGAAGTCCATATGTCCAATATGGAAGGGTATGCGGAGGGGGGTGGGGTACACGAAACAGGCTTTGATTATTATGGCAAAACCATTGAGGGCCAATCATATGCGGGTAATCGAATCCGTCACGCAAATAAATATGGGCCCTCAAGCAAGGCGATCGGCTATGAGGCTGCAAAGGATCTTCACAGAAAAAAACTAGAAGAGCTTCGCAATATGCCTAACCCCAAACTGAAAGCTCATGGCGGCATGCTGACTGACGAAGGCTATCAAGACGATAGCGACGAATTGGATATGGTTGGTCGTATCATGGCGCGCCGAATGTCCGAAGGGGGTAAAGTTGCCAATACCGACGAGCCAACTGCGGATTTCCTTCCGAATGAGTTTGATGACCTGCATTTGCGCGATGATTTGGAGCAAAATTACACGGCGGCGAACTCTGGAGATGAGCTGTCAGACGAAGGTGAGGACGAACGGCGGCGCGATATTGTGTCTCGAATTATGGCCTCTCGGAGAAAACGAGCGGGCCACAACCCCAGGCCTGCGTGAGGGTTAAAGTGGGAAACCATCAAGACAGCATTGGTTTATGGTGCTTAGAGCGATTGCGGTGGCATTATTCAGACTTGAAGATAAAAAACGAAAGTGGCTCATTTGTGATTGAGGCTGAGGGCGAACGGTTTGATGCAAGCTGTCTTTCTTGCGATGAAGGTCTTTTCCAAGCCCTAGTTTTTTTTGAAAGCAAACGCCTTGCGAAGCAAAACCAATGATTGAATCGCTGAAAGACCTATCTGCGCTTCTGAAGCTTTGCCGTAAGCAAGGCGTCACCGAGCTATCGCTTGGGAGTGAGGTGTCTTTCAAGCTAGGGGAACTTCCGCAGCGGCAAGAAACCGAAATGACGGAAGAGGCTCAGATGGCGGAGGCCTATGAAGAAATGCCGGACAGGATTCTGACGCCGGAAGAGCTCACCTTTCTGGCCAATGGCGGGCTTCCCAAAGACCTGGAAGAGCAATTGCAATGAGCGGCACCGAAATTCATTTGGACGGTAGATGAAAGTAAAGAAATCAAAGGGCCCCGTCGAACGTATCCGGATGAGAACAAAGTCCCCATCTACCGATTTATCTGGTAGAGGTGAAGCTTTCGAATGGTGGAAAGCCCAGAATGATGGGCAACTCGCAAAGGAACTTTGTGGAACGGCTGCTTACCTCAAAACGAACCAGACTTATCGCATTCGTCAAATTGCTGCAAGCATCCGTCTTTACGCTGGCCTGCCTATTTATTCTTATGCAGGTAGCAACATCTCAAAGATGGATCGAACCAAAACACTTCCAGACGATCGACCGACGTTCAATCTTGTACGCGCTTGTGTGGATACTCTTCATAGCCGATTGTCTCAAAACGAACCTCAACCGAAGTTCCTCACCGACAATGCCGACTACAAGCAAAGGCACCTGGCCCAGCAACTGAATCAGTTTATTCTCGGAGAATTTTATCAGACCAAAGCGTATGAGAAGGGCGCAAAGATACTCAAGGATGGGCTTACCATCGGAACCGGATGCCTCAAGGTATATGAGGGCGATGACCACAAAGTTGCCATTGATCGCGTACTTGTTAGTGATTTATACACTGACGATAATGATTCTATTAATGGGAACCCACAACAATTAGTGCAGCTGAAGCTTGTCGATAGGGAGAAGCTTTTGGCCAATTCTCCGTCGTCAAAAGCGGAAGAGGTGATTGCTCGCACCCCGCAAAGCTATCCTGACAATTCGCCGGATTCTGGTAGAACGGTGGGTGACCAAATCATGGTAGTCGAAGGATGGCGCTTGCCCTCGGGGAATGATCCCAACGCTCCGGGATATGTCCCTGGCCGCCACACCATTTCGACGGTGGAAGGGGTGATTCGCGATGAATCTTGGACGAAACCCAAGTTTCCTTTTGTGTTTTTCATGTACTCTGATCCTTGGCTTGGGTTTTTTGGCCAGGGCATTGGCACCCAACTCTTTGGTACACAAATCGCTCTCATGCGCATTTTGTATACTATCGCTCGCTCTATCACTCTCGTTGGTGTTCCAAGAGTTCTGCAGGAACAAAACTCAAAAATTGCGGTAGCGCACCATAACAATGAAATCGGTGTCGTGGTCAAATGGTCGGGAACAAAGCCAGAGTATATCGTTGCCCCCTGTAATGCGCCTGAGCTCTATTCGGAGCGCGATAAGCTGATTCAATATGGCTTCCAAGAAACCGGCGTCAGCGCAATGCAGGCAACTTCACAAAAGCCTGAAGGACTTGATAGCGGAGCTGCAATCCGTTCTTACGACGATATCGCTACAGATAGATTCGCCGCAATTTCCAAAAAGTACGACAACGTTTATATTGAGCTCGCTTACCACGTCGTTGACGTTGCTAAGGATATCGCAAAGCGCCTCGGTCATTATGAAACCGTATATCCAAACAAAGACGGGACCAAGGAAATCGATTTGCCAGCCATGCGATTCCTCGAAGATCCCTTCGTCATCAAGTGCTTCAGTGAAAGTGCCTTACCAAGAACTCCTGCCGGAAGAATGGCTTGGGTTACCGAGCAAGTCCAAGCCGGAATGCTGACGATAAAGGAAGGGCGGCGTTTGATGCGCACGCCGCAGGATTTGGAACAGAACGAGCGGCTTTCCAATGCGAGTGAAGAGCGCATTTTCAAAATGCTCGATTCCATTGTGTCGGAAGGAAAGTACATCGAGCCTGACGGCTTCCTAGATTTGAATTTGGCCATTGAGCTATGCGTTGAATACATCAATCTGTACCTGGCGGCGAACCTCGAGCAATCAAAAGCGGATATGTTGCGTGCATTCTTTAATCAGTGCGTTAAGCTTCAGCAAATCGGAACCCCACCGGCGGCACCGCCGCCCGGAGCCCCGCCTCCGCAAGCCAATCCGGCCCCGCTTCCCACTAGCCCACTGGTTCCCAACGCTGTACCATCCCAGCAAGCCGCATGAATTTGGTTTTGGGGGATTGCTTAGAGGTGATGAAGTCTTTTCCACTTTCGTCTATCGACGCGCTAGTTACGGATCCGCCTTATGGGTTTGGTTTCATGGGAAAGAAATGGGATTATGATTTGCCTTCAATTGAAATCTGGAAAGAATGCCTTCGCGTCTTGAAACCGGGCGCTCACCTTTTGTCGTTTGGAGGTCCCCGCACTTATCACCGCATGGCATGCGGCGTAGAGGACGCTGGCTTTGAAATTCGAGACCAGCTCCAATGGCTATTTGGCTCAGGTTTTCCGAAATCACTCAATTGTGGTGAAGGCAGAGGCACGGCACTCAAGCCGGCGAATGAGCCGATACTGCTTGCCCGGAAGCCCCTAAGCGAAAAGACCGTGAAAGCGAATCTAGAGAAGTGGGGAACCGGCACTCTGAATATTGATGGGTGCAGAGTTGGAACGGAAACGATAGCGCAGCATCAAAGAGATTTAAGCCAGGCGCACGGCAATAAATGGGCAGCCGGAACAAAGCAGCCCGTTTTAGGTGTAACGAATTATACAATAGGCCGCTTCCCCGCCAACGTCATTCTGGACGAGGCGGCCGGTGCGATGCTGGACGAGCGAAGTGGGGTTACGCCTAGTAATTCAAGAAAGAACAAGGGAGAATTTGCGGGATATGGACACGGGAAGCTAAAGAATAGGCCCCCCTATTCGTTAGCTGATAGTCCTGGCGGCGCATCCCGCTTCTTCTATGTCGCCAAGGCATCACGCAGTGAGCGCAATGCGGGATGCGATGGAATCGAGCCTCGCTATAATGATTTTCAGCGTGAATCGTCAGGGTTATCTCAAGGCAAGAACCCAACAACTGGCGAACGCTCAGGCAATCGAATTGCGCCAGCCAGCAATCATCATCCCACCGTAAAGCCCGTCAAGCTAATGCGCTATCTCTGTCGCCTTATTACACCGCCCAAAGGCACGGTGCTTGATCCATTCATGGGCAGCGGGACTACCGGGGTTGCCGCATTGCAAGAGGGGTTTGAGTTTGTCGGAATAGAAAAAGAGCCGCAATATTTTGAAATAGCAAAAGCACGAATCGAAAACGCAAAAATTTGGGGGTAATTCATGAAAATCACGCCAGTCAATGGCACCGCTATTACCGGGGCCGTAGGCACCACTACCGGCCTATCGGCTGAGAAAATCGCAAGACTAAAGGACATTGCCGCGGGCAAAACCCCTGCGGAAATCACCGAAGCGGAGGCCGCTCCGGCCGCGGCCCGCTCCCATGGCCTTCACACCATCAAAATGAACGTCAACCGCACAACCAATAGGGATGATGGTTTAACGCAGGCGGCCGAAAACAATCCACCGGTATCCCCAGAACAATCCCCAGCTCCCGCCGAATCCGCCATTCCTGACACAAATGTACAGGCTAACGCGAGCCCTGAAGCGACAGAGCCCCTTAGCCCTCAGGTAGCGGCGCTTGCCAAGCAACGCCGCGCTCTTCAGCTGAAAGAGCGGGAAATCGCCGAAAAAATGAAGGCTCTCGAGGGCCCCACAAGAGCGGAGCTCGAAGCCCGCATCAAGGCGCAACCCCTGAGCGTACTGCAAGAGTTGGGGGTGACTTACGATCAACTCACCCAAGACATTCTTGCCGCCCAAGCCGGGGGGAATCCCGCCTTAGATCCTGAGAAACTGAAGGCAGACCTAACCAAATCCCTCACTGAAACCATCCAAACAACCCTCTCGGAAAAAGATGCGGCGGCGGAAAAGGCCGTGCTTGCTGAAATGCGTCGCAATGTCAATCAACTGTCATCGCAAGGTGATGACTTTGAAATGATACGCGAGACAAACAGTCAGCAAGACGTGGTGGATCTCATTCACCGAACCTGGAAAGAAACCGGGGAAGTGCTCGATGAGATAGAAGCCATGAGGCTTGTTGAAGATGAATTGCTCGCTGACGCCGCCAAATTTGCACAGCTCAAAAAGGTGCAAGGCAAATTGACGCCGCCTGAAGCACCGGCACCGGCTAAGGCGCCACAAAGTGGGATTACAACCCTTACAAACAAACACCAAGCAACGCCGCAGTTGTCTCGACGTCAACGCGCGATTGCGGCCATGCAAGGTACCTTAAAGAGGTAATCTCTTATGGCTATCGCGCCAGTTTACGCAAATAGCAGCAACCAGATTGCTGCGCTGAAAGAGTTGTACGTAGACGATAAAGACTACATGAAAAATATCGTCTATGCCAAGAACCCTTCCTAACAGCCAGGGGTTCTATGCCGGCAAATTCATTGTTGTGGCTAGCAATGATTCCGAAAAACGAAAGCCCAGACGGCTTTGCCGGCAAGTACATTAATCGTGGTGTACTTTAAACTCTCTCTGATTGACTCGGACGTCCGACAGGATAACGAGGCGGAAGGCGAAAGCCACCGTGAACGACTGAGCGAGAGAGCCCGAAAGGGATGCAACAGTCTGAACCCTGGCAATAAATAAAACCAGGGAGCCGAAGCCCGAAGAGGCAAGTAGGCCCGTCGCAAGGCGAGTAACAAAATTGCCCGGTTCCGTTGGAGTACGGAAATCCCCAGGGCCGTTCGCACACGTTTGCGAATGCCCAGAACCAGCAAACCGCTTCTGACGTTGTTTCGTACTTCGTCTATGCGGTGCAGGACTATCAGCTAGTTACGATCACGAACTTGCTGATGGAACAGACAAAAAACAACGCGGGTCAATCGTGCCCCCTCGCCGCGTAAGCGGTGAGTGATAACTGACCAAAATCGGTGAAGGCTGAAACGCTAATACCGAGGTAAATAATGGAACTAAAGGGCCATTATCACCGTAACGAGTAGGACTTGAAACTTGGAACAAACCAAGACTATAATAGTCCCAAGAGTGGTCGGGAACCTTAGAGTTAATAGGGTTCAAAATGTACTCTGGACTTATATGAAAACCTGTTCGAAATGTGGCGTGGAACAACCCTTGAGTGAATATCATACAAAAAGGGGAAAGCCTCAGCCGCAATGCAAAGCCTGTAGATCAAAATACATGGCGCAGCATTACCAGAAAAATCGAGAGCGAGAACGCGCTATTCGAAAAGCCTGGTATGAAAAAAACAGGTTGATCGTATGTGAACAAATGAGACAAAAGCGGCTCGCAAACATTGATGAGGAACGCCTGAGGGTTAAATTGCGCAGGCGTGGACTTACCTTAGAAATGTATGAGGCAAAACTAAAAGCCCAAAACAATGCTTGC